GTGGAATGCGGGTTCTCGGTGTTGGCCTCATGGTCGCCGAGATCGCTCGCAACAGTGGCGATTCCTCCGTCACCGATCCGCACCCATCGACCCCAGGTGTTATTCCAAGAGAACCGCCCCGCATTGCTTACGGTTGCGCCATCGTAGCCAGTCGCAGTGGCTTGCGAGTGCGTGCCGACATCGTCCGGCAGGACCTCGCCGCCAACACCATCCATGCTCGGTGACATCGTCAGCAGATCTGCCCAAGACGACTTACTCACGAGGCCACTAGTGATCTGCGCCTCCAGCTCCTCAAAGCGGGCCGCCAACGGCCCCACCCCGAGGAGTTGAGTCCCAAGAGAAGTGCTCGAGAGTAGGCCGGTCGTGCCGTTGTAGACCGCCAGCAGCGAGTCAGCCGAAGAGAGCGCACCCTTGTCGGGGACGCGGATACCATCAGGCATGTTGAAGACCTCAGATAATGGTGGTGGGAAGAGCGTCGGAGACGCTGGAAACGATGCTGTTCGCGCCGACAGCCGCGAAGCGGTATTCATGCGCCCCCTGCGGCGCCGTCGCGGCAGTCTGCGCGTAGAGAACGATCTCGGTCACCGATCCGTCGAAGTCCGACGTCGCGACAATCTCGAAGCGGTCATTTCCGGAGACGGCCGTCAGGCTAAACAGCGCTTGGCCGTCAACGTCGATCGCGGCTGTCGCGACCGGCGTCCCGCCCGCCAGCTGCACCGTGATGCTGCCTGCGGTTCGCCCTGAGACCGTGACTGCGCCTCGGTAGGTCGTGCCCGCAGAAAGGCTCAGGGCCTGCGACAGCGTGCTGGCCACGCTGGGCGTATGGGTCGCCGACCCGCCGGAGATCAGCCAGCCGCCGCCCGCTGTCCATTCGCCCGGATCGTCCATGTCTCCGGCGCTCAGGATGTCAGGCCGGGTCCGGTCGCCGTCAGTGAAGGATGAGGTGACCCCGAGCTCGACCTCGAGGTTCTTGATCAGGTCGGTCTCCGCGTCGAACGTATCGTCGGCAGCGGTCCGGAAGATGAGCACTGTGTCAGTTGCCGGGTCGCCGTTGGCGTAGTCGATGCTGGAATATCCCAAGCCGGAGGACAGCAAGATGCTCTCGGTATCGGGAACATCAGGAACGGTCTCGGTGTCCGCAACTCGTGCCGCCGGCAGCGCCGCCGACGCTGTAGGCCGTCAACCGGATCTCGATCTCGTCGCCAACCTCGTATTCAAGATCAACCGCACCCTCGCGACCGTATATCGTCGCGCTGTCCCACGTCGCCTCTCCGTCGAGGCGATGCTGCACAAGGATCGAGCCGACCTGCACAGTCTCGTTGTCGGGCATCCGAGCCGAGACCCGCACAGCACGGAAAGACGGGTCACGGCTCCCCCAACCATCGATAATCGATAGGGAGAAATCGACCGAATCGTAGATCACGCTCAAGCCGGTGAAGACCGGCGCGTTGGGCAGTCCCCCGGTGAGGATCGAGCCGACAATCGGGTTCCAGTCCGGCGGAACGTAGGCATCGGTGAGTGTGTCGATCTCCTCGGCGTCGTTGGTGAGCGTGAGCCGGCACGAAAAATTCTCGCCGGGCTCGATCAGGAGCACCCGGCACGGAAAGCTTACCTCCTCGCACGGACCGAAGAGGACAAGATCACCCGGCGCCGGCAGTGAATCGCCCTGCACCAATAGCGCCTGCGTCGTTCCCGGTGACGTGGTAACGGTCGCGATGGCGCTGTCGCCCACCGTGTTCGCCTCATCATAGGCCATCCAGCGCAGCGCGTAGCTCCGGCCGGCCTCCATCGTCACCGGCTCGTCAATCACCACGCGCGAGCCATCGACGGTCAGAACCTTGCCCGAGACCTGCACCGAGGACAGCACGTCATGCGACAGGAGCACCTTGTCGCCGCGGGTGGCGGCGCGGATCGCCCCCTCCTGCATGACGCGGAAGGTGTCACGCCGCTGGATCACCTCTTGCATGCGCCGAAAGGTTTCGCGCGCCACCTCGTCGGGATTTGTCTTTCCCGGCATCTCCCACTCCTCGAGCAGGTCGATCGCGCCCTCATTTCCCGGCCACGGATGGATCAGCTCGGCCTCGCTGAAGTCGTCGGTCTCGTCCAGGAAGCGGACGCGGATGCCGTCCGGAGGCTTGATGTAGCTCCGCTCCCCCTCGAAGCCCCAGCTGTTGCGCGGTGAGATGTGATCGACGACAACATCCTGTGGCCGGTCGATCACGACGCCCCACTTCTCACCATCGTGCCGCGGGGAGGCCCGCCCCGCCGCTGCAATCTCCGACAGCATCTCGCCGAAGCTCATCTGCGTGGTGATCGTGGCATCATAGCGCAGGCCCTTGTCTTTGCAGAACTGCCACCACTCATCGAGCATATCCCAGTCGACCTCGGTGTCTGGGACAGGTCGCGCCTGGTAGGCACCGCGCAGCGCATCAGCGTAGATGTCGGCCGGATTGCGGCTTAGCCCCTCGGACCTGGCCTCGACCCCATCGAAGGCATAGACATAGCGCTCGACGAGCGCGTTCAGGCGCGAGATTGTCCCGTTGATCTGCTCGGTTGCCTTGACCCGGGCCTCGACAAGGGCCAGCGGCGCCGCATCGAAGTTGATCGGGTATTCCGGTCGGATGGACTGGAATGCGAAGAGAGTGGTGTCATCGCGGAACCGCGCCTCGGTTCGTGACTCGGTCAGCCTGGTGATCTCCACCTCCCACGACCCGCGCGATGGCAAAGCCCACCGGAACTGCCGGAAGAACGGCGTGATCGTCCTCTCCGAGTAGGCGACCTCTTGAACCTCGCTCCACTCCGTCGTGCCGCTCTCGCGCTGCCGGATGCGCAGTCGCACCGTCCGACCATCCGGATCGCCGTCGCTGTCGATCCTCGTCAGGCCCTGCGGGAAATGCACGATGATCGACACCTCGGTGGCGTTCGCGCAGGTCTCATAGACATTGGTCTGCAGCTCGGCCGGATCGCCTGTCGGGTTGCCATACTCGTCCAGCGGCTCCTGGGGCCCCTTGAGCTCGACGTTGACGTTCTCCTCGAACACCTGCTGCGTCACGATCTCCATCGGATCATCTCCGACGACGCCTTCCCGGGTGCGGTAGAGCACGTTGGTGAACTCGTCGATCGAGGTGTCGCCGATCCGGATGTCGGAGATCTTCAGCCGACCATAGCCGAAGGTGAAGGCGGCGCAGACATACTGCTCGCCGTTGATGATCTGGCTGTAGGGCAACGCGGCATAGACAGGCGCCATGCGCATCTTGCCGAGCACCAGCGGGATCGGCTTACCCGCGGGCAGGTCGTTGCTCCAGCCATTAATCGAATAGCGGCTCTCCGGACCGTCGGGCGAGCTGAGGGACGGACGCGGGATGAGGGCGTTCATAGCCGCACCGATCAGCAGCGTCGTCGCTACGGCAGTCCCAACCCAGATTGCGTTCAAAGCGAACGCCCCCAGGCTTGTAGCAGTCGCCGCATAGAAGGCTGTCCCGATGGCGCTGGCCACCCACGTCGCCACAGCAGAGACGCCTGGCAGAACACGGATGATGACCGTCGTCCCACCATGCGGCCGGACACGCGACCACCACGCGCGCGGAATGATCTGATGCTGATCCCGGTAGCAGATCGCCACCACGACGCGATCCATCATTCCCTCCGGCGCACCCGGCAGCGCCCGCGCGATGATCTCCGAGATCGTCAGGCATTCCGCGACCTCGAACGAGCGCCGCGCTTCGGGCGCGGGAATGCGATAGAGCTGGACAGCTGTCGTCATGAAAGGGCCTCGTGCCGGTAGATCCCGACAAGTCGATCGCGCCAGCCCGACGCCATGATCGGAACGATCACCGAATGGCTGCGCTCGTGAACATGGAGCATCCGGCGGCGATCCACCGCGATGCCGAGGTGGCAGTCATGCCGGCCGATGCGGAATTGCAGCGCGTCATAGGCCTGAGGGATCTCGACGCTACGCCACGGGTGAGCGCTTGTTTCGCCAGAGATCAGCACGGCGAGCTCGTCGCGCTGTTCGCAGCTGCCATATGCCTCGGTGTAGCTCGGCAGATCGACGCCCAGCACCTCGGCATAGACGAGCCGCAGGAGGCCGTAGCAATCGACCCCGGCACGTTCGCGCCCAAGATCCGCATGAGGAAGGCCAACGAAATTCGACCAGCTCATCGGTAGAGCCCCGGGAAGCGATGCTTGCCGACGATATGCATCGGCGCGCCTTCCTCTTCGATCGCCTCCCGGCTCATCTCGATCGAGACCTGCGAGCCGAAGCCGGCACCAACCATCTCGAGGCCGAGCCAAGCCTGCTCAACGAGGTCGGGGGTCGAAGCCATGACGACCGCAACATTCGCGGTCGCACGATCTGCAACACTCCGCAGAAGAGCCGGAAGCGATGCATCGAACAGATCGAAGACGATCCGCATCGCCGCCGGCCGGTCGCTCTCGTCGCTCGGCATCTCGAGCCCCATCGGCAGAAAGAGGAAGGGCTCCGTCGCGGGATCCGCCCCCCGCCAACTCGAGCGCGTACCACGGATCTGCGCCTCTGCGCTCTGCGAGATCAGATCTGCGTTGTCGCTGCTCAGGCGGATCGGCGTCACGAGTTCAGGGTGCGTGATCTCGATCAGCACCGCCGGGAGATCATCGGCGTAGGCTGCATCCTGCTGCGCCCTCGCGTTCAAAGACAGCGCCCGGCTCACGTGGGAAGCTCCACGACCGAGAAGCTCACGACCTGGCGGCGCAGAACCGGATTTGCCGCGACGGGTGGCGCGTCGCCCCACTGGCAAAGCATCATCTTTGAAACAAGGAGCGGGGCGTCATTCTCATCGAGAAGCGTTAGCCCGAGCTCGTCCAGAAGAAACGCTCCATCCACGAGACAGTCTGGCATCCAGAAAAGGCGCGATCCTCCCGCGCACTCATCAATGTAGAACCTGTCAAATTTTTCCTTCTGCCAGAGCTTCAGGTGGAAACTGAACTGCAATACCCGAGCAACGGCAGAGTACCGGCGCGACATTTTCGACGGCCCAGCGTCGAACGTCGACTTCCTTCGCGCGTCCATGCGCTGTGACTGGCGATCCACCATAAGAGGCGGGGGGAGATCGGTCGGAAAAGTGGGGATGGTCATCGGCGAGGGCTCGGAACTTTGATGCCACGGGAACGCTGGAAACGCCTGCCAGCAGATTGGTTAAGTGCGTTCACGGTCTCCTCAGACTGACTGATCCGCGCCACGACCCGACCGCCTTCCTTAACCGTCTCGACGTCCACAAAACCGGCGGCGTTGTTGACCACCTGGACGTGAACCATTGGCGCGGGCGCACTCTGCCCTTGCACGGCCCCCTTTAGTGCAGCCTGAGCCTGGGGAACGTTGAGAACTGCGCCAGACTGGGACGGAACAAAAACCTCGCTGTTCGGAGTGTTCTCATTTACCAAGTATGCGTGCCCACCTCGCACACCGCCGCCCCCTGCCCGCTTTCCCGACAACGCGGCACCAATGGTGGAGAAAATGCCACCGGCGCCTCCCGCCGCCTCGCGCATGCTGAGAAAGGCCGAGCTCATCTGCGCGCGGAGCATCTGGCTGATGAGCCCCCGCAGAGCCTCCTCCGCCGACATTGAACCGTCGAGGATGCCCAAGAAGAAATCCTCCATGGCATCGGCGCCGCGCTCGGCGTTGCTCTGCAATTGATCCAGCCGTTCGGAGTTCTCGTCGGCAGCAACTGAGGCGCGCATGTGGGCAAGGGCAAGCTCGTCCACCTGCTTGGTCAGTTCCGGAGTGACCTCGCGACCGGCTTGTTGCGCGGCATGAAGGAGTTCGGCGCGAGTCCGGGCATACTCCATCGCATCGCCGAGTTCGGTCCCGTATTCCGCCGCGACCAGCAGCGAGGCGGATTCCGCCTCGAGGCGCGCGATCTGCTCACGCGTGCGTTCAAGCTCATCCGCCCACTCATCTTTCTTTTTTCCACCACCACCGTCACCGCTGCGGGTGCTTTTCGGCGCGTCGGGCACACCGAAACTGAAGTCGACGCTGGGCAGCTGAGGACGCGGGGAAGAAGTCGGCGCGTACCGGCCCGGCGGCAGCTGGAAGTCAACAGGCCCCTGGGGCGCCAATGTCATGCCAGGAGTGCCGCCGGGCAGGTTGCGCCGGACCTCGGCCGCCCTTGCTGCCGCCTCGGCAAGCGCGCGCGCCAATCCACCGATTTGACCCAGGACTGCATCGAAGCTCGACCGATCGATCTTCTCAAGCTCCTCGAAGGCAGAAGCCGCCTGATCCGTGGCGTCCCGCATCTCTGCCTCGAAATCCGCGGCACTGACCGAGCCATCCCGAAGCCCCTCGTCGAGCGCGAGCATCTGGTCGCGCGCTTCTGCGAGCGCCTCGGCCGCCCCTTCCTCGCCGACACCCCTCAGCGCAACCACCGCCTGATCCAAGGACGGGCGCAGCCGAACTGCTTCCTCTCCGAGACGGGAATACTCATTGGATAGCGCCTGCGCGGCCTGCACCTGCTCATCAGTCAGATCAGTGAGATCAGACAGGCCATCATAGATTTCATCCCCTAGCACCGCGCGGCCTTGCGCCTCATCCGGGAAAATCTCCTTGAGCCGGGTCTCGATCACGTCGAAAGGAATATCGGCAAGCGCGACCGCGAGGCCCTTCGCCCAGGTCGACGCCTTGTCCATCATGCGCGAGAACTCGGCGTCGATCCGCTGCGCCTTGGCGACCAGCTCGGCATCCATGACGAGGCCCATTTCCCTGGCCTGCTCCATCATCATTCGAATGCCGTCCTCGCCTTTCGCCAGAAGCTCGACAAAACGCTCGCCACCGGTGCCGCCGAAAATCTCGTCCGCGACCCTGATCTGCGCGGCGCGGTCGAGGTCTTCCATGCGCCCGATGATGTCGAGGAGAAGCTCTTCCGGCTTCTCGAGCTGGCGTTCCAGATCCGCCGCCCCGAGGCCGAGGCGCGCGAAGGCATCGGCAGCCGAGCCCTTGCCAGTCACGACGAACTCGTCGGCGCGCAGGTTCAGCTCCTTCATGCCATCGACCACCGCGTCGATCGGGATCCGCGACTGGCTTGCGACATAGCTCAGCTGCTGGAACGCCTCGACGCCGAGACCGGACCTGCTCGCCTCATCGCCGATCTGCGCGATGGCATTCACGCCCTGACGCAGGTTTGACGTCAGCACGCCCACGGCGGTCGCCGCCGCACCCGCGGCGAAGGCCTTGGTCAGATTGCCAACGCTCGCCGCGGCCTTGTTCAGATTGCTGTCAATGTCGCGAGCCATCTTCGACGTGTTCTGGGTGGCGTCGCGCTGCAGGCGGGCGATCAGCTTGTTGTTGCGATCCATCGCCCGCGCGAAATCCTTGTCACGCGCTTGCAGAAGGATCGTAATGCGTTCGAGTTCCTCGTCAGCCATAGCGCTTCAACAGCTCCTCGTATTCGTCCTCGGTCGGCGGCGCGACCTCGCCCGCGGCCTCGCTCTGTGCCTCGTTCCAGGCCGCGACGAGGTCTGCTGTTTCGCGGGGCGTCATGGCACGAACCTCAGCCGGTAGCCGCCCCATCACACCGCAGATGTTCAGGATTTTGTCGCGGGCGCCGTAGTGCGTGTCCGGCCTGCGGCTCTCGCGTGCGATCCAGCCTCTTTTTTTTTGCTCCGGTCGAGGACGGCGGGCAGGAAGGTCACCCCCAACACTCGCTTGGCGGTTTCCCGGAGCACGAGGTTCTCAGACGGCGGCAGGCTCGCGACAAGTTCGTCGGCCGCACGATCGGACATGCCACCACCGACGAGCGCCAGGGCGATCAGGTCGCGCACGTGGCGCGCCTGAGGACCACGCTCGCCACGTCCGAAGAGCTGATCCCAGACTTCGAAAATCCCGAGATCGTGCTGCTCTTCGAAACGCTCGATCTCGCCATTGCGAAGAACAA